TTGATAGTATGATAACGATCAGGGCTGTACATCCAACAACGAGTACATACTACGTAAGAGCAAAAATAAAAGCAGTTTCAGGGGATCTAAATATAAATCAATCATCTACGCGTTCGACTATTAATGCCTTCGAAATCAAAGGATAACTATGGGAAAACCAACATATTTCAATGCAGTTCAAATATTAACAGACAATAAAGCACTTCACGGTAAGACAAATGGAGGCATTGATAAAATAGTATTCCCTAAAGGTTTTATTCCGCCAACAGATGCTGAAGTAAAAACTAAATTGGCTTCTATGGTTAGTAATTACGATGCCCAAGCCTACGCAAGAAAAAGACAGGCAGAGTACCCTTCAATACAAGACTTAGTTGTAGCACTCTATGACACTGACGATAAAACTGCAATCGAAACTAAACGCGCAGAAGTTAAAGCGAAGCACCCAAAACCTGAGTGAATGTTTGAGCTTTTTGCGTCAGGACATCATCCACCGATTGAAAGCAAACTATCAGGCTTTTAAGGCAGAACAGGAAGCAGAAAGGAATCCTGCATAATGGATATACAAATCATCCTTGGTCTGATAGAAACACTCGGGGTCCCTGTCTTTGTGACAGGTGCTTGCATGTGGTACATCTACAAAAAAGACCTGATGCACCAGACGGAGATTGACTCGTGGAGGAACAAAGATGACACCTCTGATGAACGTCTAATCAACCTGATCAACTCAACCAATAGCAGAAACGAGGAGTTCAAAGTGGCATTGAATGACCAGACCAGTGCAATCCGGGAGTTGGTTGCAGAAATGAGAGGACGGAAATGATGATCCCCCTGCTGGCAGGTGCAGCAAAGACCATCGTGATATCGATGCTTTCAGAGAAAGTAATTTTAAGGGTTTTTCTAATGCTTGGTGAGTGGGCTGCCAAAAGAACAACCACCACCATCGATGATAAGATCGTCACCGAGATCCGCTCAAAGTTGGTAGCGGATGGGAAAATTTAATGTGGTCGGCTTATATTCCGGAGAACCTTCCTCATTGCAACGGGGGCATTCATGGTTGACATGATCACACCCAATTTCAGCAAGGCTGAAATGCGATGCAAGTGTGGGAAATGTCGGGAGGATGAAATGGATGGTGAGTTCATGAGGATGTTGCAGGAGTTAAGAAATAAGGTCGGTCCGCTACGGATTTCCAGTGGAAGACGTTGTGAAACGCACAATCGAGCCTCAGGGGGATACCCCAAGTCGGCTCATCTGCAAGGCCAGGGATCTGATATCCAGGTCTTTGGACCAAGAGCATTAAAGGTTGTGGAACAGTCCCGCAGGTTGGGATTCAGTGGAATTGGAATCTCCCAGAAGGGAGACCACAAAGATCGTTTTATCCACATTGACATCCTTCCACGGGAAGCACTCTGGAGTTATTAAATGGCATACCTCTCCCTTGAAATTCCTCCTGGTGTAGTCAAAGCAGGATCCCAGGTAGAGTCCAACGGCAGATGGAGGGATGCAAACCTGATGAGGTGGCATGGAGGACGTATGCGTCCTGTCGGAGGATGGTATGCGGAGACCGCTGCCCTGTCGGGAGTTCCACGTTCTATAATCACATGGTCGACCAATGCAGGATATGCCCAGATGTTCATTGGGACCAACACCAGGGTTTACAACTGGACTGGTGGCACCGGACTCAACGAGTGCTCAGATTCCCTGACTGGAGGGTCGACTCTAGGACCTGCAACAATGGTCACAAGTGGCTCGACCCTGACCTGTGCAACAGGAGGTCTCGACACCCTCCTGGATCCTGAGGTACGTTTCAAGATCACAGGAGGATCCAACGACGGAAACGTCTACACGGTTGCAGCAATTGCATCTGAGAACTCGATCACCATCGATGAGAGCTTTGCCACAAATGAGTCTGCATCGATCACCCTGACCTACCTCTGGAAAATAGGACCTGCCCAAGGACGTGCCAACACCGGATGGGGAGCAGGAGTCTGGAATGTCGGTGATTGGGGTCGTGACCAGACCGGTGCGAGTATTCTGCACAACTGTGGGAGGTGGCATTTTGATACCTATGGTGAGGACCTGCTCGGATGTTTTGAGCAGGACGGACGGTTGTTTTACTGGGATGCATCAGGAGGATCCTACCCCCTCAATGGTGCTCTGGTTACCAATGCACCAACCGGAAACAAAGGAGTGTTATCCACCCAGGAGAGGATGGTGATGCTCTATGGTGCAGGAGGAAACACCCGGAAGATCCAATGGAGTGACCAGGAAGACTACTCAACCTGGGCCGTTAGTGCGACCGGAGAGGCAGGGTCCTTTGAACTGCAGACCACTGGAGACCTCCAGGTTGCCTTGAAGGTCCGTGATTCCATCATTGCAATAACAGATGAAGATGCACATGAAATAACGTACGTCGGGCAGCCTTTTATCTATGGCAGACGGAGACTTTCAGACACGGCAGGGATCGTCGGTCCTGATGCAGTGGCAGTGATCGAATTTGCTGCGTTCTGGATGGGCCCAGGAGGATTTTTCCGATACGATGGAGGATACGTCGATCCGATCTCCTGTGATGTCCTTGACTATGTTTATACTGATGTTTCCACCAAAATTGACCGGACCAAGTTCTCCCAGGTTGCAGCAGGAGAGAACCGGAAATACGGTGAGGTGTGGTGGTTTTATGCAAGCGAGGCAGGATCTGGTGAGAATGACAGATACATAGTATTTAATTATAAAGAAAAATGGTGGACGGTTGGGACACTTTCCAGACTGTCCTGGGATGAGAACAACCCCTGGGGTTCTCCCTTTGCAACCGGGTCGGACTACAAACTCTATCGGATGGAACAGCAAAGGACATCGGATGCAGACCGTCTTGGGGGAGTGACCGACCCAGGCAGTAATTATGGAACCAACACCAGGACTATGTGTTTTGGAGGGTCCAACACAACAGACACAATGACCGTCTATGCCGAGACCGGAGACATCCGCATTGCAGATGGTTCAAAAAGAATTCATGCCCAACAGGTCATCACAGACTCGGAGACAGGAGACACGGAAGGATTTCAAATGAGATTTTATTCCTCAGAGACTCCTGATTCTACAGAAACAAACCAGGGGTCGGTTGCACTCACCAGCACCGGATACTCGGATGTCCGGTTCTCCGGAAGATACATCAGGTACCGTGTCGAGGCACCCTTTGATCAGGACTTCAGAGTTGGTGAGATGATGCTCAAGGCACAGACCGGAGGAGACCGGTGAGACAACTACCCGTCCCTCCTGATGAGTATGACAAGGAAGCAACCGGAAGAATTCAGGAAATCCTTTACAACACGATCCAGGATGACCTGATGCAGAAACGGCAGGATATCGATGTAGATGGAAAAGCAGCAGCAGATGCAACAAGGGCCTTGTTTCTCGGGAGGGTCTTGATAATGAGTCCTGATGGCACCAAATACCAACTGCTGGTCGATAACTCCGGAAACCTATCAACAACGAGTACCGTATGAACAATTTCCTTTCAGGACCAATGGCCCAATACCTCCGGGATCAGGGACGTTTTGGTGATACAGAACTGGCACATGTCAACCCGGAGGAGGAAGCACTTCTGAGATCCCTTGGAGGATCCGGGACCATCAACCCAGGCACAGGGTTGAGGGAGTATTATTCAGGAGCAGATGACCCCGATGCAACATCTGACCCCGGAGACGGTGGAGACGGTAAAGACGATGATGATGACGATTACGAAGGATATGGGTCAGAACAGGCAAAAGAAGTGGCAGAACGGACCAACAAAGACAATGAACGTGATGAGGGTAACAAATCAACAACATCAACAACATCAACAGCAACAACCAGTACCACCCCGGCAGCCCCCGACTACACGACATCAGAGGGTTTCAAATCCCTTCTCTTTGACCTTTTTAAATCCAAGGTTCTGGACCAACCCTACCAGTCCTATACAGGAGACCGGTTTGCAGGATTCAATGCCGACCAAACTCAGGCATTCACAGACACGCAGGCATTTGCAGATTCCACCAATCAGGCAATCAATGATGCAATTACTGCTGCATCAGGAGAGACCGGATATGCATCAGGCTATGACCCTGGAGTACTAACCTCAGGATACATCCCTGGAGTCTCAACATCGGGCTATGATCCCAATGCCTACCGATCAGCATTCACGGCACGAGACTACACCTCAGGATTTGACCCCTCTGCTTACAACGTAGGATACAGGACTGCAGGAAAAGACTCTGATGCATGGCAGAAGGAGGTTGATGCACGGATGAATCCGTTCACCTCCAATGTCATCAACCGACTGCAGGGTGATATGGATCGGTCCCGACTCCAGGCATTGGGTAAGACAAAAGATCAGGCACGATCTGCACGGGCCTTTGGAGGATCGAGGCAGGGTGTTGTGGAAGCATTGACCTCAGGAGAATATGCAGATGCATTCTCCAGAACCGCAGGAGGACTCCGTCAGGATCAGTTCAACCGTGCAATGGCAGGAGCCGATGCAGACCGTCTGGCAGCAGAGAAGTTCGCCCAGTCAGGATATGGGATGAATCAACAAGCGCAGCAGGCAGCCGAGCAATTCAGGCAAGGGGCATTTGAACTGACAACCCAGGAAAGATCCCTCGCAGAGCAATACAGACGGATGGGATACGACTCAACCCAGGCTGCCATGAAAGCAAAAGAGGAACTCCGATCACAAGCACAAAGGGATACTGAACAGGCTAAGCAATCCAAGGAGGAGTTTCTGCAGTCTGCATGGGCAGAGACCGAGGCTGCCAAACAGGCACGAGAAAAATTCCGACAAAGTGCATCTGGAATCCGATCTGGTGCAGGACGGGATCTTCTTGCAGGAGGAAAGGCCCAGGATGCAGCAACGGCAGCACGGATCAATGCACGTTACGGAATCGGAGCCCGGCAGCAAGCACTGGAACAGGCCAATAAGGATTTTGCATACCAGCAATTTCTTGAAGAAAGAGATTACGACAAGATGAACATCCTGGCAGGAGGAGGACTGTTGGGATCTGCACCAGGTGATCCTGAAGAGCAGACGTATTTCACTAGGGAGGGGGGACTCTTCCAACCCATCTGGGACATCTTAGCAGGTGACCAAAAAGTCATAACCATCTGAGGAGCAAGATATGAATCCGCAAGCAGCAAGAATGATGCAGAACCGGGGGGAAGGTCTTGCATCGATCAACTCCCAGGAGGCAGGTCTGTTATCTGCACTTGGAGGAGCAGGGGAACCTCTCCCAGGTACCCAGGGGATGGGTCTTGATGGAGGTCCGATCCGTTCATATGCACCCTGGTGGATACCTCTTGCTATTGAAGCAGGGAAACAAATCCTATCTCAAGGGACTTCCAGTCCCCAAAGAGCACCCCAGAAACCAGTCAGTCAGGGGAGTCCCAGAGCAGCAGCCCAGTACATGCCCAAGATCCCAATGGCAACCTACAGACCTGACATGGATCCACTGATTGAAGACATGATGATGAATAATGCCCCTCCACGGGGTTTGCTTTACTGAGGAAGAAAAAATGCCAGTAGTGAAGGATGTGTATACAGGAGAAGAATTTGACTTGGGGTATGCAGGTCCAAATTACAGAAATTTATTTCAACCTGGTCCTTTTGATTTCCTCAATGCACAACTTCCGGAGGA